ACCTCACCTTACAGGTAGTCAGTTTTTCCTGTGGAATTGGCTCACTGTACTGCCTGGGGAGCACCAGCAGGTGCGAAAGCTGTCAGCTTTTCTTTTCTCACAGAGCTGCCTGGGGCGTGAGCAATAGAATATCGTGCGACTCTGCCAGATCTGCCTGAGAGGCGTGGGCCTCACCTCCCACTGCACAGGCAGTACTGGACTGCAAGGGTTTATAAGGGGGTAAGGGTAGGGAGTATTGAAGCGGGGACACACCGTGGAGGAAGCAAAATGGAGGTGAAAATAATGTCAGCAACAACAGCAAAATTCAGCGATGAGGAACACAAGCAAATTCGAGATACCGTCAACAAGCAGCGACGCCTGGTGGAGTTATACCAGATGCGCCACTTTACAGGTCAAGAGGTCAGCGAAACAGTTCTTCAGGGTCTTATTGCATCCAGCCAAGGTATGGTTGCAGTAATCCAAGCAGATGCCGCAGAACACCAGAAAGCAACGAACAAGTCAGCAATGACTCTTAACGGAGCAACTATGGTTATCAAGCAGCTTTACAGCGATGCAGTTGCAGCACGGGAAGCCCGTGAAGCAGCAGCAACGCCAGCAAAGCCAGCATCCAAGAAGCCAGCTAAAGCAGCAGCCAAGAAGTGATTCTTGAGCAACGCAGTTTTACAGCTTGACAACCCCAGCAATTGCTGGGCCACTCGGTCTTCTGACCGTTCAGCCACGCTCACGCATCAGGTGGACCCCACCCGCCTGGTGTCTGAGCAACCTTTCTTATTTTTCTCTCCCAGTACTGCCTGGGGAGGGAACCAGCAGCACTTTTTTCTCCCAGCTTTTTATTACAGTACTGCCTGAGAAGGGAGCGAGGGGGAGTGGGGCTTCTCCCAGATCTGCCTGAGGAAGCCGGAGCTAACGCCCCTGGGCGGAGGCAGTACAGGACTGCAAGCCTTTATAAGGGACAAGGGGTTAGGAGTATTGATGACCGAAACGCCGATGGTTCTTTGCCGAGGATGCCAGGAAGTGACCCCACAAATACCAGCAGAAGATTCCCCAGGATGGGAGCACACACACCAATGTCCAGCTTGCAGCACACTACACTATGGAGATTCCGTAGTGTATATCAGCGTTGCAGCGACACAATAGGAGGAAAAACAGAAATGGAACAAATAACAGTGAAGCCAAAACTAACAGCCGCCCAGCGACACGCCAAGTTGCAGCGATTTCATCGCAGCCATACTTGGGTTGGAGTTTACCCAGCAGCGAAGTGGGTCTTGACCGCAGCTTTAACAGAAGACCAGATTGAACAGGTCATCCAAGAAGCAGAATGGCGAGATCAGATGTGCAACCCCGCACCAGCACTAACAGCAGACGAAAAAGCAGAATTGGAGGCTATGGAGTAAAGGCAGCAATAGGGAAGGTGGACGACCAGCATGGCTGGCGTTCAGCTTTTTTTGTTTTTGTTTTCTCCGAGTACTGCCTGAGGAGTGCTGTGTTATCCCTATGGCCTCTCCCAGTACTGCCTGCGGAGGCGCCCATTTCTACAAGCTGATTTGCCTGGCAAGGGTTTATAAGGGTCGGGGGGTATGGTACATCATGGGGAACCATAATCTGCAACGCCGCACGCACGAAATTATATCAGCACTTCCTGATGAAGACCTAACCGCCTGGATTACTCGGGGGGGAATGTTACCCTCCTATTACTGGACCTTATTGGACAATCTGCTATCCTCCAACGAAGTGCCCACCTGCGTTTACTCCACACCGGTCAAAATCCTCGAACCGCTTGTCTTGCAGGCAATCTCCGATTGCGCCGTCGCCTGTTCACCTGAAGGGGCTGCCGACTTCCACGATGCCCTGTACTTCCTCGGATTGAAGGAACGCCTGAACTTCGACGACGGTGCCTCCGTTAACTGGGGTCTCTGATATGGCTGAATTTACTGTAAAGCGATTCCTTTCCTCCGATTGGTTTCAAATCTGGATTGACGGAAAAGAAGTAATTACTGAAGTCGGTGATACCTTCTGCATTCACGAAGTTCTGGATTGGGTCAACAACTGGAATGCTGGCCAACAACAAACACCTGAAGAAAGGGATTGCTGTGACCGCTGAAGTTCGATGCGCCTGCTTGAACTGCGACATAGCATTTGCTGTTGACACTGTAATCCTCCACAAGGATTACTGCAATTGTGGTTTCTGTTCCGACTGCGAATGAGATTTTGCAGGAACGATGCCGTGCCTTTTCTGTAATGCCAGCTTTTTCTGCTTCCTACAGGAAGTTCTGCTTCCAGCTTTTCATCTTGTTATTGCCAGACCTGCCTGCGAGGCATACCTGTGTGCTTAACCCTCGTTGTATTGCCAGACCTGCCTGCGGAGATTCCCCTGGCAAACCTTTATAAGGGTCGATGGGTTACGAGTAGTATGGACGGAAACCCCGACACCACCTGCCCGACTGCGATTGCCCAAGAAGAGGGGTGGAAGTATTATCCGCTAAATCTGAACAAGGAGTACCCACTGCTACACTACCTTGCGCAGACCACCAGACTTGCTATAACCCGCTATGAAGAGGAACGCCTGCGTCATCTCCTTGACCAATTGACCGCACAAGCAGAAGTCCTCTTCCCCAAGCGTGACGACCTACAGGTAATCCTGCTTAACGGTGTTGCAGACTTCATCAAAGACAGCCTTTCTGGAAAAGTTATTTACTCCAAGAAGTGATACCAGCAGCAGGTACATCTGCAACTTTTTACTTAGGTTTGCAGTAGCGGCAGCAGCAGGAAGGTCTGTGTTTTTTTGTTTGCAGGAAGGCAGCTGCTGCTGCAGGAACATCTGGTTGAGTTTTTTACCTTCCAGTTCTGCCTGCAATTTCTACAGGCCCTTCAGGACATTTTTTGTTTTTTTTGCAGACATGCAGATCTGCAGGAGGCTGGCCACATAAGACAAATAAAAAAAGGCACCCCCCGCCGCCGAAGCGGTGGGGGGTGCGGCTATCCTTCGCTTGGGAAGGTGGTTGTGGTTATTCACCATCATAGTGTGTAGAAGTGTGCGAATTGCACGCCTTCAACCCACGACGCCACGACAATAATCCTAATATCCGCATTGCGGTATTGTGGGTAGAAGTGTACCGCACATTCGTATAGGCACGAAAACGCGTATGTGAATGCCGGAACGATTGGTTCCGGTGCATCTACCATACGGTATCGTCTTGGGCGTAGGCTTTCGTTGTTGCTTGTTGTTATATCCATTCTAATCATCGACCCTATGGGCCATTAATGTTAGCGACCCACATGATGGGTCTAATGGTGGCACCCCCCGCCGCCGAAGCGGTGGGGGGTGCGGCTACCCACCCCGTAGGGTGGTGGCCCCTTTCGGGGGGTGTTGGTGGTTGCTACATCATTCGCATGATGTGTGGTCAACATCACCGTAGGTCATGTGGTCGAATGCCTTCAAGTCGCCTTGAAGGTATGCTTGCTTGCTTCGTCCGTATTGCAAGAACCATTCTTCCCTTGTCATGACCCCATGTACGCATGTTCCGTGCATGCAATTGCCCAACATGTCCCAAATGTGTATTGGGGTGTATAGGCCGCAACCTTCGCATCCAATTACGGATGGGTCTTGGTCACGGTCATGGTCGGGGCATACTTGGTAGTCGCCTACCCGTTCGCACCCGCATACATGGTATGTGGTCCGTTGTGTGTCTTGCTTCAATTCACCTTGCGAATCATAGCAAGCACAATCATAATGCGGTTGGTCGTTAACCGGACAACCGCATTCATATGTGGTCCGTTGTGTGTCTTGTTTCTTATCCATCTAATCACCGGCACTTGTGTACCATTAGTGTTAGTTGCCCACATGATGGGCGGTGGGGTTGGCGGGGGCCGAAGCCCCCGCCTTCCGGCTATCCGCCCCGTGGGGCGGTGGTGGTGTGGTGTGGTTATCCTTAGGATGAATTGTTGGTGTTCGTTGGGTCGGCTATGACTTGTGAAATCAAGTCTTGATTCCTTACCAATTGTTGTACCAACACTTCCAATTCATTGTGGTTGTTCACATCAAATTCTTGGTGTCGGAACAATTGTTCCAACAACCGTGCATTGTCCTTGATGTTGTTCGTGTTGCACCGAACCTTGAAGGCCGCATCTTGTTCCATGTCCATGTAGTGGCTTTGCCACCACGATAACTTGCGGTGCAAGATTGCGACTTCACTTGCGAAGTTCTTCATCACAATGGTCACGGCGGTCATTCCTAAGGCAAACGCTATTATTCCTAATATCCATATCATGGTTAGCCGATGACGGCACCCAATGGGTGCGGCCAAATGGCCCTTGACGGGATGGTGGCCCATAGGCCACCCGTCCCCCGTCACCGTTGAAAGATGCGGTGATAGGTTGGGGTGGCCACCGACCCCCGCCGAAGCGGGGGAAGGGGCGGCTTGTTGCCCACCTTGCGGTGGGGTGGTGTGCTTCAAGTGATGGGCGGTGGTTGCCCTATCAAGCGTCGTTCTTGAAGGTGCTTAGGATTGCAACTTGCCCCTTGAATCGCCCGATAATGGTTGAACCATTGTTAGGCAAAGGGTCAAGGTCGTTGTCCTTAAGCATAGCATAGGCGTTGTAAGCATGGGCCAAAGCGTCTTGGGCTTCCCCGACGGCCACGGCGGCTTGCACAAGTGCTTGCCCTTCGTCGCCTTCGTAGGTGTGTCCCCACATCATCTTCGCTTGAACAATGTCTTCAAGGCATCGTGCGCCCTTGTTCAAGTTGTTTGCCATGCCACTTCCGCACATTCCCCGCTTGCCCGTTTGGGTTTTTGGGGAAGTTTTTGCTTGTCCGTTGTTGGTCATTTGTTTCACTTCCTTTTGGTTTGTTTCGTTCGTGTGGTCGTGGTGCATGTTTGAAGCACCGGCCCCCCTTCAATCGTTTTGATAGGTGGTAGGTTGGGCGTTCCGTGGGTTTGGCAAGCCGAAGCGGGTAAATCCGTTTCGTCTTTGGTGGGCCACATTGGGGCTACATTCCATTCACGCATCACCATACTTTATGTTTGGCGGCCCGTTGCTACGCACAACGCTTTTACTACGCATGTGACTTGATGGATTTCACCCATACTTCACACGCGGCACCCGTAGGCGGTGCCCCCCCACGGGGGGCTACAACCCTTCCTACCCTTAGGGGTTATTAAGGCTTTCGGTCGCAAAAAAGTGCGTTTTTGGCCCAATTTCGCACTTTTTGGCCAAAATGGGCCGATTTACATATGTCTCCACGCCTACCAGAGAGCGAAATACACAATAAAAATTTTCTCAAATTTTATTTATATTCCATTAAAATATGGGTGTTTTCCACCCTTTCGCACAATACTTGAATTATTTTTTTTACCTTGAGCCCAACCAGATATGCTCGTACTACCAACAACAAAGGATTCAACCCTGCTCCGATTTACAAATTGGTCAATGGCATGAGCAAAAGCCATGACCATATCGTTGTGTTTTCCTAAGTCAACAATGTCACCATCTTTCCAAGCGTGTGATTCTAATTCTTCCAAGAAAACATTCATCATCCTTCGAGTTGAATCATCACCATAGGGGATAACAATTCGCCCTTGTTCAAACCACGCACGGAGGCGATTCATTAATCCCTGCTTCAAACTCTTATTGCTTGCCTTAGATGGGCGATAGTCAATAGTGACTCCCTTTTGCATAAGGATTGCATTGTATAGCCTTTGAAAACCAACATCTTCGATAGCAATTGGAGGCATATTGTATCTATCATTAAAGTCAATGATAACATCAACCTGCTTTTCAGGTGGGAAATCATTTCTCTTCCAAAAGTCAACAATATAAATAAACCCTTCTTCGTCTTGTCTTAGAACACACAAAACAGAATAGTCCTTACCCAACCCGTGTGAAGGGTCAAAACCGATAACATATCTTTCTTGCCTCAACTTCTCCTTTTCCAACACTAATTCCATGTCCATATTCTTTCGTGTAATAGTACGGGGGAATACTTGCGACTCTTCGTCAATAACCCTGCATAGGTATTCTTGAGAGAATTCCAGTTCTTGCATAGCCTCTCTTTGTTCCATGATAAAATCTATTGGTCTATGTTCAGGCCAAAGACATTTAGCCTGGATATTTTCAGGGTCATTCTTAAACTCATCCCAATTGCTTATAGCAGACCAAGTACCTGACTTCCATTGTTTGTTATTTAGCATTTCAGTGTGATAAATGTCAGTCATAGCCATAGGAGTCCCAACACAATACAGGCTGGTTCCTGGTGACAACATAGGAGTCACTACCTTCCTTAACCAACTTCTCACATTGTTCATCGACATATCCCCCATATCCATAAGAATATCATCAAGAGCAATTGCTGCAGGGTGTTCACCACGAATAGCAGAACCTACAGATGTGGCTCTTATCCACGCACCATTAGTAAAAAACAATTCATATTTTCCACCACGCTTGGTATCAAGGTACTTTCTGAGTTCTTTATGTTTCAAAATATCTTCACGAATCTCTTGGAGCCTACGGGATGCAGTATCTCGACTTGCGGAAAACAGCCAACAAGTAAAGGGTTTGTCCCTCCACCTTAAGAACAAAGCGTGATGAAGTAGTACAATGCGAAGGGTTGTCGATTTAGAATGGTCACGAGGCGCAATAATACAGGTTCTGTGTACTTGCGAATCCTTTCGGTCTGTGTAGAGGTCAACCCAGTCAGCAATATGTTCGCCCCATGTATAGCCCAACCACTGGTAGAAATACTTAATATCTTTCTTTGACCTTAAGAATGCTAATTTGCTTGTATCAATAGCCAAGTACCTTCAACTCCTTCTTTTTGCAGTGGGGACAAATGCCCACCATAGCCTTTTCTGCTTCCATAATCTTTGAAGCAAAGCCACAACTTTTACAGTAGACTGATTCGCAATACTTTGTCATTCTCTCACAACCCGCAAATAACCACAATAGGTCGATACACCCTTCTTTTTAGACCTGCAAGCAGTTGTGGCATAGATACCTTCCTTCCCACAATTCATGCACTTCCTAAGACAAGTCCTATTTCCCATCAATGACCCACCACAGGAGCGAAAAGAGATGAAATCAATCCCTTTTCTTTGTCAATTACATACGCAGCCAATCCTGCTTTAGACATGGTATATCCAGCCCTTGCATGGTATCGGTCATGTCCGGCAAGAGAAGGCATTTGTATAATCATAACGCCTGCAGTTTCTTTGATTGTTTGGTGGTGCAAGTGACCGTGGAACCAAATGTGTTGGTTTGTGTTACCCCACATCTTCTTTGCTTCAACAGCCATAAGTGAAGGGAGTCTTTGCATAGCACCATCACCGTGAGTCAAACCAATAAGTGTGCTTCCGTAGGTCATGTATTGTCTTGGGTGTGGGGAAATTGTGATTGTCACATCGTCGCAGTTACGATAATAAGCATCCAAATACATGATAAGAGCCAAAGCAGACATTCTGTCGTGGTTTCCTGCCATATTGTAGATTTCAACAGGTGCAATTTGTCGCAAGAGTTCAATATGTTCAACAGCGAGTTCGCATCCAGTCTTGAGGATTTCAGCTGGGCTGCCGCACATATCTTGAGGTGTACCCTTTGTTGTAGTCCCCATGTCGTTATCAACATGGAACCAGTCGGAACCCGTACCCAAAATTACCTTTTCGGGGGAATAGGGCAACTTATCAATGAGTTCTTCAGTTCTTTCGAGCAAACGAGCCCTTGCTGTTTCAAAGTTGTAGGTTTCTCCTACTTCATCGACCCAACCATACTTACCCCAGTGGAAATCAGTCGCAGAAATTACAAGAGCATAAGGGTCACGGGACTGTTTAGGTTCAGAAATCCTTTGAGGGGCTGCAGGAGCGGCAGTGATGAGTTCCCTAAATTCATTTAGAAGAGTTTCTTCAAGCACACGGAATTTCATGGCGTCCTTTTCTATTGCCTTCCACCTTTTGTTTTCAAACTTTTCATAGACTGCTTGCGTTTTCTTGGCGACGAGCTCATCAGACAACACATCTTCATCACCATTTAGGATTTCTTCCGAGGTGAATGGTAGCATATCGTGAGTCCAACCATGTCGCTTCCGGTATTCTTCCATCCAAGAACGGGGGAATGAATACTTGCGGCACATTTCATTGATTGTTAGTGCGTCAGTAGCGACTGAAGAATAATCTTCCTTCATACTTCGATGTGTGGAACCATCAACTTTGATAACTTGGTCTGCAGCACGAAGGAAGGTGAAGTACATATCGTTTTCTTTATCGAAGTAATATGCGTCAGTAGCATAGAATCTTGTTTCTGGTATGGAAAGTTGAATTCCTGCTTCTTTGCTTGCCTTAGAAGTGTTTGATTTTAGGTAGCCGTAGATTGCCTTTTCCCAACCCTTGACGCTTTTTGTTGAATCGCACTTATTCAAGTGGCGAGCAAAAGCCAACTTTGACATTGTGTTTAACAAATGCTCTTCTTCAGCAATTAAGTCGTACCCATAACCAGGCGAAACGCGTCCTTTCCTTTCGTTCATTACTCTACCCAAACAGCCAACTACATATAAACGCACCACCCAAGCACACCATTCTTTATTTTTTTTGTATAATTAAATAAACGCTTTACAGCTCCATATTTTTTAATTCTTTAATTCTTTTGGGCTTCCCCACCCTACATTGATAAATGCCCCAGCCAATGCAACAATATGTACGAATACGGGGCGGCTTTATTCACCCTCCTTTTAGCATTAGAAGTTGTGTTTTGGTTGTTTGTAGGTAGTAAAGTTGTTAATATCTTTAGAACCCTTATAGGAAGTAATAAAGAATAAGTGTCTGTGTGGAGCTGTACTGCTTTTATTTCTTTTTGTTTAAGCACCTAAAGAATAAAAAGAATTACACCTCCAATAGAAACGCTTAACCGTAGTTACCTGTTGAAATAAATTATGGGAATTTTTAGCCGAGACAAGCCCAAAAAGGAAAAGTCTCCAGTAATTGCTTCAGAATTTTCAATAAAAGCCCCAATAGGTTCACCATTTGTTGCAGGCATCAGCGATATTCTTAAAGAAACAGAATCCTTGCAAGGACAAGGATATACACAATTTTCATCAGTCTATAAATCTGAATTCGACTTGTTTGATGATATGGTCAAATTAGACCCTGAACTCAATGGGGCTGTTAGGGCTGTTTCCTTAACGGGAAACAAATACACAATTGATTATTCTACTGCAAAAAACCAAAAGATTCGTAACGCCATTGAAGACTTTGTTGATGCGGTTGACCTTGACGACTTTATTATCAATTCTATGCGAAATTTGCTTGTGTACGGCAACTCTATTGATAAAATTGTAGGAAGGATGGGAATTGGTATTACTGACCTACAAAGCATCCCCATTACACAAATAACAATTGTTGACGACAAACCTACAAGCGACAGAAGCCCTCGTGCTTATGGGCGTGACGACCCTGTTATGAAGGCTGTAACATACCGATTTAGAGAACAAGAGCGTGACCAGGTAAATTATCCTGCTGATGAAATCTTCCACCTAAAAATTGATTACCGTTCTAATTGGTTCCGTGACCGACTTAACCGCTGGACTTATGGTGTGTGGGGAGCATCTCGTTTCTCTTCCCTTAAGCAAGCCATCCGTGCTAAGTACAACACAATGAACAACCGCATCGCTATTGAAGACAGTATGACCAAGCAATACATCACAATTGATATGAAGGCTGTAGAACACATTACTGACCCCAGAGAACAAAGAGAACGACTTTCTCACATTATGTCTGAAGTGGGTTCTTTGCTTGAATCACTTAGGTCTGACCAAGCCCCTATTCTACCTGACTATGTTAGCATTAACCAAATGGATATGCAAAATGTCCCCGACAACTCTGGCTTTTTGGATATGATTAACAGTGACATTTCTGCTGTTCTTCAAGTACCACGAGCTGCGGCTGGACAAGAAAGGGGTGGCAGCTTTGCAGCAACATATACTTCAAGTCAATGGTCTATTCAAGCAATTGCAAGATTGCAAGGTGTTGTTAGGCAAGGACTTCAAGAATTGTTTTCTAAGCATCTTGAAATGGTTGGTATTGTTGCAAGCAAGCGTGATATACCGAAATTATCGTTTGACCCAATTGATGAAGAAAGTCCATACCAATTAGCACAAAGGGCTACATTAGGTTATCGTGAAGGAGTTTACAGCTTAGAAGAAGCAAGAGAGGTTCTCTCTCTTCCCCCAAAGCCTGCTGGGATGATGAATGAATCATCTGGGTCAAACACAGGTAACAAAGAACAATTTAGACCAAACGAAGTCGATACTAAGGAAATAAAGCCTACTATCCCGACGGAGGAATAAAAATGATTGAAAAGAAAGACTCATTTAATGACCAAATGGTTAAGCGAACAGTACTACCTGCAATTTATCTTTGGCTGCTTGCTGCAGGTGCAGTAGTCGCTATGGGTATATGGAAGCCCAATGTTGTCCTTGAAAACATTGAGGGGTTCATTGCTCTTATCGCTATTATTGGTGGAGTTGCTGCCCCTGCTTTGCAAACAGTACTCCGTATGTGGGAATCCGAACAATCTGTTGAAATCGACAACATGGGTGTTGAAATGGAACACGAACGGGTTCGAGATTCTATGAGAAAAGAGCATGTAATTGCTATGGAAAAAGCTGAACAAATCCACTTGCAGACTATGAAGACGACAAAGCAAAGTCATGACCATGTTGTTGAAAAACACCGAGAAACAATAGTGAAGTTAACTCCTATTCACAAGATGGGCGATTTAACAGACGAAGAGTGATTGGATGGCTATATTTGCTTCAATACCAACTGTTAATTTAGTCCTTAATCACGAAAATTTAGAAATGCTTTGGGGCAAAAAAATCCCCACAGCTCAAGAAAAGGGCTACCCTGCGATATTTAATGATATGTGTTATTGGGTACTTATGATTGGTGATGAGCCAATTGCATATACAGGCTCTTTAACTCAAAACAACTACGCCCTTGTTGGGAATACCTATGTAAAAAAGGAATGGAGGTCGCAAGGACTGCACCCCTACCTACTACACCTTAGAAATGATTCTTCCCACCTTAAGAATTTAGATAAGGTTACTGTCATAAACCCCATAGAAGAGTCAAGCACTCAACACCTCGAAAGGGTTGTTTCTAAGTTAGGCTATACAAAGATTTTACCTGAAATGCTGCAAGGAGAATTAAAGAATTACAACTGTTGGGTCAAGCGCAGTGTTTATACGAATAACGAGATTGACTCGCATATAGGTTGTGGCAGTTATGGATTATCAAGCAGCTGAATACAAGGGTCGAAAGGTAACTCTTAACAAGCCCTTTAGAACTCAAGGCGGCAAAAAGAAATTTGCAGTCTATGTCCAAAAGCCTGGTGGTCGAGTAGTCATTGTACGCTTTGGCGACCCTAACATGGAAATTAAGCGTGACGACCCTAAGCGACGAAAGGCATTCCGTGACCGACACTCTTGCTCCGAAAAGAAAGACCGTACCACTCCTGGTTATTGGTCATGCCAACAGTGGCGTAAAAGCGCACCTGTTCAAGGAGAAGAATTAGATATGGACAATAACGAATCTTGGGAATTGAATGAAGTCCAAGCCATCTTTGAAGATATTGAAGAAATCATTGAAGCAGAAGAAGAACCTTGTGGAGATGAAGGAGATTGTGGGTGTGGTTGCGATAAAACAGTCGAAGCACAAAATCCTGCTGCTCCAAAGAAAGATAGAATTAAGGGCTCCCCAAAGAACAAGGAAGATTCGGCAAAGAACAAGAGTGGAAAGATTACCTTCTCCGATTCAGTTACTAAATCCCTATCAACAAAGGCCAAAGAACACAACGAAAGTTCTGACAAAAAGGTTAGTCTTGGTATGCTAAAATCAGTTTACCGTCGTGGTGCAGGCGCATATTCTACATCTCACCGAACAGGTATTTCAAGGGCTGCTTGGTCAATGGCTCGTGTCAATGCCTTCCTTAAGTTAGTCCGTAGTGGAAAACCATCTAACCCAAAGTATGTTCAAGATAATGACCTCCTTCCCAAAAATCATGCTCGTGCTTCAGAAGATGAAGAAGAAGATGAATACAAAGCAGTTAGTGATGTTTTCGACAATCCAGCTGAAGCCATGAAAAGGGCAAAGGAAATGGGCTGTGATGAAGTCCATTCACACACCGAAGATGGAAAGACTGTTTTCATGCCTTGTAAATCCCACAGTGAATACAAAAACAAGAACGGCGGTGTCGATGTTGAAGGCTACTATCATAAGAAAAAGATAGAAGCAGAAGGGACTTGCTGGGAAGGGTACAAGCAAGACGGTATGAAGAAAAAGGGTGATAAGATGGTTCCTAATTGTGTTAGGGTAGCAGTCACTACTGACCTAACCGTTAAATCTGTTGAAACAGTTCTTGAAGCGTCAAGTGGAAAATCAATGATTATGATTTCCGGTGTTGCATTCCACGAAGGTATGAACAAGAATTCTTGGGAAATTACCAAAGTTGGTGCTGAAAAATTGCTCCCGCAAATGATTGGTGCAGATATTACTCTTAATCATCCCAAAGCAACTAATGGGAAATTTAGAAGGAATATGACAGGTCTTGATGAAGGAGTTGTCGGAAGGATTACATCTGCCACTATGGAAGATAAGGAAGGAGATTCTTGGGAAGTTAGATTTACAGGTAGTGTCGAACGAAGCGAATTGTTTGAAGTACTCGAATCAGGTCTATGGCTCCGTGAAGGATATGGAGTATCAATTGGTGGAACAGGTGTTCCTGATAAAGTTGTTGAAGCAGCTGACGGAAGACAAGGTATGGTTTTTGAATCCGACTTTAATTTTGACCACTTGGCTATTGTCCATAAACCAGCATACACTCGTGCAGTTATTGATGAAGCAGTTCGTGTAGAAAGTACTGCTCCGTCAGCATCACAAGATACCCCTCATCTGGATAAATCGTCGGAAATTGAGGCAACCTTTATACCTACTTCACCTCAGTCGGAAGATTACGGAACGGGATTGGAAATGACTGACGAAGAAATTATTGAACCTGTCGCTGAAGAATTGGTCGCATCGGAAGACCTTTCTCTTAAGATGGCAGAATTGGAAAAAGCACTTATCATGGCAAATAGTCGTGTCGCAGAATTTGAAGAAATTGAAGATTCACGAGCTGAATCAGCTCGACTTGAACTCGTTGCAAGCGCAACTGAAATGGGTCTTAAAGGTCACGAAGCACTTCCTGCTGAAACCATTAAGGAACTCATCGCATCTTGGGCTGATTCTAAGCCTATCGCACGGGAAATGAAACCTGTTGAACCTGCTTCTTCCCCAACTACCGCAACGGCTTCTACTGCAGTTGTTGCAAATTACCTCAACGGACGAATCGTTGAATCACCTGAAGCATCTTATGCTGCTTCATTCAATTCATTGGTTGCTGCATACAACCGTGGCTCTGCTACGGAAGGACGCGCACCAACCTTTGAAGAAGCCAAAAACAAGGGGTTGATTTGAAATGCTAACAGGAATCGGAACGGGGCCAATAAACGGGAATATGAAAGCTGCAAAGACTTGTGCATCAAGCGGTCTTTTGCTCAAAGCTGACGGAACAAATACCCTAAGTGTTTGTGCTGCTGTTGGTGACACTCCACTTGGTTTGTCCGTTGAACACTCTCACAAAGACAAGGACGGCGCACTCGTTGCTGCTGGTCGTGTTTCCTTCATGCCAAGCGGTGGTGCAATGTATATTCGTGCCGAAGCTGCTACCTATGTGCAAGGACAAACTCTCTACCTCGGTGCAACTGATGGTACTGTTCACAACGCCGATGCTGGCTCCGCAACTGTTGTCGGTGTCTATGTCGGTGCTGGCGAAATTATTTCCGCTGGAAATGTAACTGCAGGCGAAAACAAAATCCTCGTGAACACAAACAACGCGGGATGGTGATTTAATATGGTAAATGAAAACATTGAAACAATCGTAGCTGGCACTCAAGGCCCATTTGGTCCTGGTGACTCAATCAAAGAACAAGTCCTTCGTGACTTTATCCAATTGCAAAGCAATGTGCTTTCGATTGGTACAGACCTCGTCGGAACTCGCACCGTCCCCTGGTTGGAATACACCTGGTACACTGGTGTCGGTGGCTCTTTCACCTACCCAATTGATGATTCGGCAACCGTCGAACCAACAAAGGTCGGAACTCAGAACTACTCGGTTCAACTCAAGAAGGGTATGGGTCGTGTGACTTTCCTTGACTCCACCCTCCTTCGTGGCGAATCTTGGGAAAACATGGACCGACAGCAACTTGGTGTGACCCAAGCACTTGCTGAATCCATCGACAACCTTGTTCTTAAGGCCCTCCACGCTGGTGCTGGTTCATCCGTTGCTGCTACCGCAGGCTTTGGTACTGGTTCCGCTGATGAAGAAAAAGATATTCTTGCTGCTGCTGACCTCATCTTTGACCAAGCCCGTGTTTCTGGAAACGAAATCCTTTCGGTTGTCCTTCCTGCAAGCAAGCGAAGTGCTCTTTTGAACACTCAACTCTTCGGCAATGTCATTCAATCCCTACAAGACCACCTCAAGGGTGTTTTGGGAATGGAATTCAAGTACACTCGTGACGATGGCTCCACTGGCGCAATCGGCTCCGATGCTCTTGTGTTGATTCCTGGCGCACAAACCGCAGAATTCTTCCAATACAACGGACCTGGATTCATGGAAACTGAATTGACTCGACTACCTGGTGTTGGCTACGACTGGATGCTAACCGGCTACATGGGTTCAATTGTCCACGAACACCAAGATGGCGCAGGTGCAGGTACAACCAAGCGAATCGTTAAGATTACTGGCGTTCAATGAAGGTGAAGTCCTTGTCTGGATTTACAAAATTGGCTGCTTTGCGGCGTTTCGCTCTTTCCCTTGACCCCGAAATTTCGGATGAAATGTGGAATAAGATTGCTGCTTTGGGACTTTACGAAGTCACTGAAGAAGATGTTGCCAAAATGCTGAAACCAACAAAGGTGAAGAAAGATGGCAAGAAAGAAGAATGAAACTGCTAAGAAAGAAGTGAAGGCTCCAAAGCCTAAGCGTGACTCTAAGGCTGGTATCATTAAGCAACTTGCTTCTAAAGGTATTATTCCTCGTGAAGATTCAACCCTCGAACAACTTAAGGGTATGCTTGAATGGAAGAGTAACCTCTTTTGGCTCGTCCGATTAGCACGCTCCACTTCCCCATTCTTGGTTTCTTGCGGTATTAAATCCAAAAAGCAAGTCTATGCTTTACCTGATAACGAAGATAGTAGGATGATTCTAAACACTCGAAGGTTCGTTATCTTGAAAAGAACACCGACACTCTTAAACGAAGCTGTCATTATCCACTCAATTAGCGGTGGAAAGAATGACAGTAACAACTGATAATATCAGAGATGCTCTTGGCAGACCGAAAGGACTTTTAACTGCCACAATAAATGAATACATTTCATTGAGAACAGCCTTTGTGGATAAAGTGGCTCGAGATGACGCTTATCTTAATGATACTACCAATGCTGTTACGACAGCTCAAAAGGAAGTTGCTATTAAAGCGTTAGTTGCAATTGATTGCCTAACAATCTTAGTAGATACCGTACCAAGCGCATACAATAATGCTGATGATGCTCGTTTCCAGGATAGAAGATTTCAATACCAACTCGATGTTTTTAGGAAGAGGGCAAATGACGCACTATCAATGGTTGCAGATAGTGGAGCGAAAGCGTTTGCCACAAGTAGTACAGATTCAAGAATAGTGTGAGTGATTAAATGACAGATTACCTTTGGAATGGGTCAGTAGATTCGAGTTCAACACAGGCTGACAATTGGACTCCATCTGGTGTCCCAGCCGCATCTGATACTGTCCTTTTTTCATCTGGTGCTACCAATCCCTGCATTTGGACTCAAGCAAGTATTACAAGTTTTAGTCAGACTGCAACTGAAGTAGTCACAATCAATGTACCAATTCTAACTGTTAGTGGAACCTTTACTCATCAAGGAACGATAGGCATTCATTCATCACAAGCAACAGTAACTATCAGATTAACAGGTACATCAAGCACACTATATAGATTTGGAGCAAAGACTGTCACTTCTTGGCAAAGTGCTGATGAAAAGGCAAAGGTGACTATCCAACATAAAGGTGTTGGTACACATCACATTCTTGACAATGGCGAATATCCCACCCTTGAAATCTTTGGCAAAATTACCCCACACCCACCATCAAGCACTGAAAGTACATTTGATGAAGTAGATATTGCTACTCTAACATTTGATGCCACAGGATTCTTTTCAGAGGCAAGTGCATTAGTCTTTAAGAGCAACGCATTTGAAGAAAGAAAAAGAGTTTTTAGAATTCGCTCAATAGGAAGTTGGTCAGCATTAAAACACGAACCAGGAAAGGGTACTTGGATTTACTACGCCACAAATTCAGGGTTTGAACTCCCAATGACAGGTTCTAACATAGCATCAACAGCTAACTTCGTTGCAAAAACAGGACAAATAAGAATAACTACCACTGTTTCAGGTAATAAGATTAAAATTCCTCCAGGTCCTCACTTTTTAGAAAAGTTGACAATAGACACCGGAGTTATTTGTATTTGTGATAGAGGGGGAGCAGAACTAAGAATGACTAATCGCCCTAAGATTGATGGTGCTTGGCAATTCGTACAAGTAGCAGATGGTATCTATGTTTCATCCAAAGAAGACATAACTCTTCCCATAACCCACGGAGGGACAGGAGAAACAACTGCCCAAGAAGCGATTAATTCACTATCGTCAGTTTCTGCTGCAACTAATGAGCATGTATTAACAAAGGACAGCAGTAGTGGTAATGCCATTTGGAAGGCTGGTGGTGCTGGCCCTACTGGGCCTACTGGACCTGCTGGCCCCACAGGACCTGCTGGGCCAACGGGACCGACAGGACCTGCTGGTAGTGCCGGAGCAGATGGGAGTGCAATTGACATTTCATCGCTCGCAGCTAACACTTCAATTGCCGATGCTGACCTCCTCCTCTTGGACGATGGGGCTAATGGGACCAATAGAAAAATCACTTTTACCGAAGTCAAGGAATGGATTCGTGGAGATGGAGTGCAAACGGGCGCTGTTTCCAATGGTGGTGTGAACGAACTGGCCATTCGTGATTCAAGGTCCGATGGAGATGTTCACCCCAACGACTTCCCTGTGAGGTCTGTTTCGTTTGACTTTACCGACGACATAACAAATTCACCGAACACATGGGATTCAGTTATGACGATGAAGGGTTGGAGTACCAATTATAGGGCTTGGCAATTATTTTCTAATTCTTCCACCAACTCTTCTTCTGTTGATGAAGAACCGTTGTTCTTCCGTGTCGGAGAGGAAGATGTGCAAGACGGGTGGGGTTCCATCAAGGAAGTTCTCACCTTCGCTGGGACGGCTCCACGGGTGGACGGTGCGGCAGGTCAAGTACTCCAAACCAACGGTTCCGGCGTACTTTCATGGGCCACTATTTCTGGTGGTTCAGTGGCTCCAATCACTCTTGATACAGGCAACAACCGTGTAGGAATTAACGAGGCATCCCCTGACTATGACCTCCATGTGCATTCAGGCGACGCCGACTATTCAGTTAAATTTGAACACGCTCAAGGTCAAACCCTATTCAACGCATACGGTCATATCCAATTGCAGAATGACAACACAAACCCTACTGATGGTGCAACACTTGACAACCCAGTCTGGCAAATCGGTCAACGAGATGGCGGTCAACTTGACATAGCATTTGGGAATATAGCAAATCAATTGGTTGGGGCCAGTGACGCTCTCATCTCATTGAAGCGAGCCAACAATACCAACACTGGTGCGAAGCAAATAGGCTTCTTTGGTGCTACTGCCGCTTCCCAACCGACAGTTCAAGGGCCAATGGCCTTTGGTTTTAATCCCGCCACAGCAACAGCAAACGAATTAGCAAACCAACAAAGTCTTGATAGTATTGTAGCAGCACTACAGGCTCTTGGACTTTCAGCATGAGGTGAATAAAATGAATAGATGGTTAGAAGAATATGTTGATAGTATAATGAAAGAACAAATTGTAGTAAATGGTATTTTTACCAACAAGTTTATACGAGCTCTTGCTGCTTTGTTCAGATATGGGCGAATTGAGGAAGGGCAAAGTAGTGTATCAACCGCCGGAGCGGTGCTACACGAATGTTCTGATTGAAGAAACACCTCATGGCTTAAAGATTTACAAGAAGGAAGGAGAACGACACTTTCTTGTAATTCCGTGGTCAAAGGTAGTCCAAATTAACACTGGGGAATAAATTGTGGATATTGAATACATTGTGCTGCTTTTGGGTATTATTGCTATTGCTTCTGAAAGAAGTTATCGGCTATACCTTAAGTTTAAAGACGGAAAGATTGATTTGGACGACTTACAGGAAATAGTATCTGAAGCGACTGACATTATTGAAGATACTAAGGAAGAGATAGAATCTGCCAAAGAGGCGACTGAAGATGGGGCTTGAAGAAAAAGTTGAATCTTTGGACATGAGAGTGGAACTGCTTGAAAAGGCAGTTTATGAATTGTCCGTTATGGCTAAATACATTAAATACGCAGCTGTAGCGCTGTTCGCATCTCTTGGTGTTGATTTACAAGGAGTCATGTGATATGACTTACTATTGCAGCGTAGCAGATGTCGCAGACAGAATGTCCTTAACTTCCCAAGAAAGGTTATCTGCTACATCAAAGATTACCAGCTCTATCCGAAGGGCTACTATCGAAATAGACCAAGAATTTTACGACAGGGGCCGAAGTGAACCAAGCAAATCTATTTCAGATACCACTACTTCTTCTGATGTGTCTGCTGGAAATACAACTGCAGGATTAAGTAACGCAGACAACTTTACCTTGTCTGGTAAAGGGAACATAGACGGTGATTCATTTTCATGGACTGGAAAGGATGGAGGGGTTAGCCTTCTAACTATTGCAAATGCTGGAAATAATTATTCATCTGGAACTCTTTCTGCGACAGGTGGAGTGGGTAGTGGTTTTGCTGGTACATACACAGTAACTGCTAATGGTGGCGTTACAAACGCAACTCTAAATGCTGGTGGTACAGGATATAGCTCATCAACAACATATTCCACTACTTCTTCTGGTGATGGAACAGGGTTAACTGTTGAAGTCCTTGTCAATACTGGAGTCATTACAGGTCTTGACTCTGTTATTTCTGTTGGGAGCGGTTATGTTGTCGGTGAAGTAGTTACTCTAACCGGTGGGGGTAATAACGGAAAATTGACTGTCCAAGCAATTAACTCAACAACAGGAAAGATTACTGCAACCAGTATTACCTCTTCTGGAATTTACACCACTTCCCCAGCAACACTTACTATTTCTGATTCTGGAGATGGTAATGCTTCGATTACACTACTTTTCAAATTTAACCGATTAACAGGATGCACAGGGATTTCTTTTGACCACTCAAGTGGAGTAGCAGTACAAGAAGGTGAGATAGCACACATACTAAGAGAGATTTGTGCAGATATAGCAACTGGTTTCATCTATGAAGACCAAGCAGTCTTTGGTGAGCGTGACATGAAAGCAAATACATTCCACCAACGAGGGGCAGCTGCACTTGAGAAAATTGCTCGTCTTGGGGGAATTTCATAGTGTCTGGCTTTAACATTGGCGAATACGCAAGGAAGGCTAAGGCTGCTCAAAATCGTTTATCCTTACAAGAGAGGCAAGGCATTAAGGCTGCTCTTGGTGGTGTTAAGGGTATGACCAATAGAAAGCACGGGAATATGGCAGTTCAAATGGACTATGAGCAACTTGCAGGAATTTTGTATATGTTAACTCCTGGTAATTTGCAAAGGTTGTTTTACGAATCTTCTATTGCTTCAACACAAGATGGTGTTGCATCTGCCAAATTTTTTATCCGAGGCAAAGATAAGAATTATGGCAAGAGGAAAAGCAGGGATACTCCACAAGTTGCTCAACGACTAAAAAAGACAAGCAGTGGAAGAAGTATTTATCGACAAGTGGCAGACCATTTGAATTTTGACATTGACCAAAAAAAGGGAACCATTATTGCCTATGCTGGTAATAGTCGAGCCGACCCTCTTACCGGTAGCCACCCTGGAAAAAGAGTTCAACAATTGGCTCCTCTTGTTACTTCAAAACAATACTCCCACCCTTCTATGCCTGCTGACTTTTCTATACCTAACAGTGTTGGGTATGGGCCGTCAAAGGCATGGGGTGCTGGAGAAGACAAGGGCCACTTTGGAGCAATCTTAGAAGGTGGGGCCATAGCATCTGGTTCTTCTACAAATCTTATTGTCGATAGAGTTAGACCTGTTAATTTTCTTGGTGTTATGAGAGATACCACAATAAAGACTTTACACCAAAAAATAAATGAGGGTCTATCTTCAATAACTCCAGGTATGGACGGTTGGTAATATGGTAGTAGCAAGTCACAAAGATAGATGGTCGCATAGATTGAATGGAGAAGACCCTGCTTCCCCCGAAGGAATGAATAATGGGTCTTGGGACACAACTGTTGCTGGTGCCTTAAATGGTGCTTATTGGCGTGTGTCTGGTGTAGGGTACAACCAAATCAATGCTGACGCAGGAAACACCCTAACTGCTATCGTATCTTTGAAGTATGATACAACACCTATCGACGGAACCTTATTAGCATCCTTAGAAAACAGTTCAAACGAACTCAAAGTGTTTTCAACAGGTACAGTAGGTAGTCTTCGTATTGGTGGGGCTGGAACAACTCCGGTGACAATTAGTGGTCTTGACCTAAGTAAAGCATTCTTTTTCAGGTTAACTCTTAGTGGAGCAGTAGGAAGGTTATATCCCTTTGACATGAAAGAAGATGAAACAGGTGCAACTCTTTATTCAGAGGTCACATCTACAGGAACATCTAATCCAAAAACATCATTTGGTTGCGACGATGGCATTGTTTCGTTTGGCACATTCTATTATACTAATGACGGAGCATTCGATTCAGACGAATTGTCCCCTTCTGTATGGACTTCCAATATGCTTCAACAAACAGGACTTAAAGTTGTTGAGATTCTAAGGGCTTCAAAGAGGTTGCACCTCAAGTCAAGCATAGAAGAGGCTTCTATTATTTATGCTCACGACATTTCCCCTCAAGTTACAGCTCGCTATTCAGCCCCCACAATCTTTGTCACTGTTAATTCAGTAAACGCAAAAATTGAGTCGCTTGGTGGTGGAACTGTATTCCACGACTATTCAGTTAGTGTTTTTGTCTTGACAAGGGCAGCTGACTATCGCTACGCACACCGACTTAATGCTGAATTATCAGGTGAAGTAGTAGAAGAGGTATATTCCCATACAGGACAAAATGACAATCAAGATAGCATCACTCGCTTTTCTTCTGAAATTGATATGCGCCAAGAAGAAGATGAAGTTATGTGTGTTAATTCCCATTCATTTACATTTATGCGTAGACTCAACTATCGGGAACGCTGACCGAAGGCTTTAAGTGAGCATGCCTGCTCGTTTAGGCTAACGGAGAAATTATTATGGGTGACTTTGACAGCAGGTATGTATCAATCGAAAAAGAATCAACCTATGGGACTGACCCTGCAACATCAGCTGTTTATGGCGAAGTTGACGACGAATCCTTTAAGCACATTTTCGACACCCTTCTCCGTGAAGACATGTCACGATACGGTGCTCAAAAGATTGTCCGTGGTCGTGAATACTGTGAAGGCTCTTTGAATACCGTTATGATGACAGACGACTTTACTTGTAATCTAATCCGTGGACTTTACGCAACTGACACAAAAGCTGGAACCACTAACTTTACTCACACCCTTGAAGAAGGCGACAACGGCGATGGTTTGGCTTACCCAACTTATTCAGTCCACATTGGTCGAACTGGAAAAGACCACACCTTCACTGGAATGAATGTAAATCGAATGTCCATTTCAGCTGCTACCGGTGAATTTACTTCTATGTCCTTCGATATGCAAGGAAAGGGCGAAACCGCTGTGGGCACATTGGCAACACCTACCTTCCCTACAAGCGAACCTTGCTTCTTCGCTAACGCAGAAGTTAAATTTAACGCTAACGGAACCAAATCTTCTGCCCTACGAAGCATTGAATTTGAAATCAGTCTTGACCGTGATTTGGATTCGGCTTTCTCGATTGGTTCTTTGACTCTTGTTCAGGCACCTCCTGTGCAACGACGAAGTATGAGCGGCACTATCGAATTCAACCAAGCAGTTTACGCTTCATCTGTTGACGAGCCAACCTACGACCAAATCACACAAAACAGCGGTGGTACATTCATTTACGATGCAGCGCAAAACGACACAGCAATTTCCATGCTTTTCACTGAAGCAGCAAACCGAACAGTTCAATTCGACTTGTTTAAGGTCGCCTTTGAAGCACCTGAAGCAAGCGTTAGTGGTCGTGACCACCAAACCATGACTCTATCCTACATGGGTCTATTCAACGCAGCCAACGATGCTATGTCAAAGGCTATTATTACAAACGGACAAACCAACGCTTACTGAAGGTGATTTAGTTGGCACGAAACCGTAAATTCCAAGATTTTGTTGGTTCAGCACAAATCGCTTCGCAGTCAATTACTACTGCAGATATTGCTGATAATGCTATTGCATCTCAACATATTGGTACAAGTGCAGTTACCAACGACTCTCTTTCTGTCCACCAAATTAACTCAAAGAAATTGACTTATGATGTTGTTGCTCATGGTGCAGATGAAACTCAACCATTTATTGAAATTGGTGTTGCAGCTGGAGAAGTGGCTCCTTCCCTACCAGCAAATGCAGTTCTTGTCAATGCCTATGTAGAAATAATCACTGCTCCTACCTCGGATGGGTCTGCAACCATTTCAATCGGAACTCAATCTGATGATGATGCTTTATTGGCTGCAACCGCATTTAACAACGGTATGTTTGGTGCAAACAAGGTCACATCAGTATCAAACACTCTTCCCCTTAAGATTGCTGGTGAAGAATCGGTGATTGTTAGAATCCAAACAGCTGCATTAACAGCAGGTAAATTCAACATCTTTGTTGAATACTACATTGGCGCATAGATAGTATAGATTTAGTGTATAGTATAGAATTAGGAAAGTGTAAAAATGCCCGTAATGAAAAAAGAATTTGTCTTTGGAGACGATGAGACTGGCCGTGTGGAATTAACTGTACGCCAGGCAAATGGAATGGAAAAAATGAAGTGGGAAGCAACGCAGGCAAAAGCCTTGCGTCATTTCCGACACTTTGGGTTTGATATTGAAAATTGGACAGACGAACAGCAAACTGAATTTGTTGAATATCTTGAAGAAAACAATGCAAGTATCGAAACTCAAATCACAGAATGGGTTCCTAATTGTATTATCGAACCTGTGGACTTCGACATTTCTGTTCTAACCTCTTCCGAACTGCGCTCTCTTTTGCTGTTTGTAAGGGGAGATGAAGCAGATGGCGCAGCCCCTTTGGTATGATTTTCAGAGTCGCACCCTCGCTGTGTTCAGCATTCAAGGGTGTTCTTCCTTCGGACTTGCTAATGAAATACTCCTCGGAAGATGGGGTACACCGGATGATGCTCGACTTAGCGGTTGCAGCAGAAATACAAGACCAAATTTCAGAAGTATCGAGCAATTCTTCAGGACAGAAAAAGAACAAAGACCCAAAGGGTATGGCTGCTCGTATGAAGCAAAGAAGAGAACAACGATTAAAAGAGAACGAGGGTATTTGAGGATAACAGGGGAGTGAGAGCATGGCACGAACAGGCGCAGCAATGGTTATGTTTGAAGTGATTGGTTCATTTCAAGCAGCTCGACTTTTGACTGACGCTAAGGCGCAAATGAATATCCTTAACGCTATCGTGCTTAACGGTCTTGGTGGTATCTTTGATGCCGTACAAGAAATCACTGGCCAAATTAACGGCCTTATTGATGCTACTGTCCCACTTGCGAAGGAAGTTGCGGAAGCACGGATTCAATTCGACAAATTCATGGGTTCTACTGAAGGGCTTGATGAGGTTCGCCAAGAAATTATCAACATCGGTCTTGAATTTGGTTTCACGGCTGATAAGGCTCTTGAAGCTGGTGCTAAGATGGCTCAACTTAAGGA